TAACAAAGGTATTCCGTGAATGGGAAAAGAAATATGGCTATAAAAATAAAGGTCATGTGGTTTTAGAAACAAAATCGTATCCTGTTGATAGCAAAGGCAGGCTTATTGTAGTGTAAATACTGATTATATTTAATTATTTCTTGTGAAGCTGGTATACAAATTCGGACTAAAACAAAATCTACAGTAGAAGGGGGAAACATATTTGAATGAATATGATATTGAGAAAATCACAAGGTTGGCCACAGAGGTGGCAACCAAAACTTACTATGAATTAGCTAAACAAGAAAATGCTCAACTCGGTCGTAAACTTCGACACAATACGATCAAGTTATTAAAGCATTACAGTCAGCTACAGTCCTATGTAGACAATGCTATTTCGGATTCGACACAAGCCGAGGATATTTGGCTCAACGAACTGTTAGTTGATATGTTTGACGACAACAGCATAGTAAGGGTAAATGCTATTATTAAGAGCAAAGAAAAAACAGCATTGATGATGAGACATGTGAACAATATGCTAGATATCTATGCGGAAAAGTGCAACACAAAGCAATTTAAGTATTGTGAGTGCATGCGCAGATATTATATTAATGGGGAGACGCTAGAGCAGATAGCTGAATCCTTTCCTGAAAAGCCAGATGTTCGTACCATTAAACGCTACATCGCTAGAGGAATTGAAGAACTATCTGTATTGCTTTGGGGCGTTATTGGGTTGAATACAAAAATAGCTTAATAAAATTGTCCCAAAACTGTCCTAGACCTGTCCTTCTTGACAGTTTATAATGATAGTGTGAGTTAATTGGGTAAAGAAATTAGCTTGCCGACTCTCTCTCAAAACATACAAACTGGAACACAGCAAAAAAGCTGCTTAATCATTCTGATTGAGTGGCTTTTTTGTTTGCAAAATTTAGAAAGGAAGTGAGGTGACATATGATTGACAGATGTGTATTGCGAGAAAAAAAGATGTCTGAATAACGTTAAAGGTTGGTGTAAGGCGAATGCGATTCGTATTGACCATATTTGTGAATCATATGCACCCTCCCATTCTTTAATTAAAACTAAAACGGCAAAGGTTCATAAGGAACGTGGTAAATATAAGCAAAACAAAGATGTCTTGAAATAAAAAAGAGCTCCACATTACATGGAGCTCAATTTTGTAGGGGTCGCGTATCCCTACTCGTGCGTTAACCACGGAGGCTGTGCAATTACTGTTTTAATTCCGAAACTGGAATCGGCCAAGCTTTATAACCATAGTCACGTGCCCAAACCTTTTTGCCTGTTTTCTTATCGATGCGATAAGGTCGAAAAATAACAGCTTTTTTGAACTTTTGATTCTGCAAGGTCAGCCCTCCTTCCATAATATAATTATGGCGGGGCCCCGCACGATTTAAATTATATCATAGTACGCTCATGAAGTCATGATGAAAAAAAGAAAAAGCCGCAGTGTAAAAGCTGCGGCTTTTTCCTGGGCAAGCACAAGAAGAACAAAAGAGAAACATGGGTGTTTTCTTTGTGTTAACAAGTTTCGCGAGAACTTGTAATCCTCCATGAGCCGACCTTATCAAAAGTTCATCTTCAATATACCATACTTTTTAGTATTGTCAAACTTATACTTATCCACAATACAGCATATTGTGTTGTGGATAAGTACGTCACTACATAATGTATAAGCTATGAGTAATTTATATTAGACAGTGCTAATAATTACAATAATTCATAATATTTATTGAAACAACATAAATGAGTGAGGTGGTGCTGCCATGTGACAACACATCAACAAGCGCACAAGGACTACCTAAACGGCATGAAGTATAAGGATATTGCCGAGAAGTATGGGGTATCCTTGGCGACTATTAAATCGTGGAAGACTCGTTATGGGTGGTCACGCGATAAAACAAAAAAAAGTATGCATACAAAAGATAAAAGTATGCATACAAAAAAGAGGGGGGCTCCAATAGGAAATCATAACGCTTTATATAATTCTGGCGGTGCGCCAGTGCGGAATAGTAATGCTGTTAAGCATGGATTATTGGCGAAATATCTTCCTGAGGAAACTCTCGAAATTGTAATGGATGTTGATGACGCAGGTCCTATTGATATCTTGTGGGCAAATATTAAAATCCAATTTGCGAAGATTTTGCGATCGCAGAATATTATGTACGTTCAGAGCGCTCGTGACGATAAAATAATCACAAAAAAGGGACGCAAGGAACGTTTCAGTAGCGAGCAAGGATCCATTGAAGAGTATTCTGAACAAGAAGAAATTATCGTTGCCGAAGAAAGACAGGCTACATTCATTAAAGCACAGTCGCTGGCAATGGCAACACTAACAAAGATGATACAGCAATACGATGTCATGTGCCGCAGTCCTTTGACCACAGATGAGCAACGGGCAAGAATTGATAAGATTCGCGCTGAAGTCGCCAATATTTCCATGGGGAATCGGACGATTGATGTTAATGTAAATCACAATCCATTAGCTGGTTTAAGTACAGAAGAAATTAGAAAAGTTATTGAAAAAGAGGATAGATAATATGGAATTCACACCGGCTGTTGTACAGGAGTTCAAGTATGAACTTGCTAGACGTGAATTCTTTTATTTTTGTCATCTATTAGAGGGTGACTTTTATGAATACGACCGTCAATATTTAGTTGATTTGTGCAATGCATTACAAGATTTTTATGAGGGCGATATCTACAATGTTCTTATTCTTAATTTGCCACCACGACATGGTAAGAGTCGGACAGCACAGAACTTGTCAAAATGGGTTCTTGGTAAAAATCACAAAGAAAAGGTGATGACTGGATCTTACAACGCGACTTTATCCAAGACATTTGCCAAGGGAGTGCGAAATGCAATCAAGGAAGTTAAAGCTGATGAGACTATAACAGTTTTCTCAGATGTATTCCCTGGAGTTGAAATCAAAGAGGGTGATGGAGCAGCTCATATGTGGTCTTTGAAGGATGGTTATAATAGCTATTTAGCTACATCCCCTGACGGTTCATCTACAGGCTTTGGTGCGACACTCTTAATAATTGACGACATCATTAAAAACGCTGAAGAAGCCTATAATGAAAACGTCAAAGAGTCACATTGGAGTTGGTTTACAAACACAATGCTCTCTCGATTAGAAGAGGGAGGAAAGATTATCATAATCATGACACGATGGGCTTCAGATGATTTGGCTGGGCGCGCTATTGAGCATTTCAAAGATGATCCTAAGTTCAAATCTAAAGTGATTATGATGAAAGCGGTCCAGGAAGATGGTAGCATGCTATGCCCGGAAGTACTGTCAAAAGACAGCTATTTATCTAAAATTAGAGCAATGGGCGAGGATATTGCATCAGCCAATTACCAACAAGAGCCTATTGATATAAAAGGCAGGCTATATTCTTATTTCAGCACCTATGATGATATTCCTAGGGATGATAAAGGCTATCCACTATTCTCTGCAGTGAAGGCTTACGTAGACTCTGCAGATACCGGCGACGACTTCTTATGTGGCATTGTGTATGGGGTATATAAAGACTATGCATATGTGTTAGATGTATTGTATACAGATGCGCCTATGGAAATTACTGAAGAACAAACTGCAGATTTAATAAATCGAAATGGTGTAAATATTGCTGATATAGAGTCTAATAATGGTGGACGTGGTTTTGCTAGAAATGTTAAACGGATACTAAAAGAAAAGTATCCAGGCAATCGAACAAAAATTACTGCATTTCATCAAAGTAAAAATAAGGAAGCTAGAATATTATCAAATTCAACACAAGTTATGGATTATGTTTTATTCCCAGTTAACTTTAAGGACCGTTGGCCTGAATACTATACATCCATGTATAAGTATCAGCGCAAAGGTAAAAATGCACATGATGATGCTCAAGACGCAACGACAGGCGTTGTTGAACGTTTGAATGCGCCTGTTATTAAGTCCATTAATTCCAATATTTATTAGGAGGTTAATTTATTCATGTATATTAGCAGCGAACAGAAATATGCATATAAGCTGTTGCATGATGCATATTATGGTTCTGGGCTATTTTCATTAGGGAGAGGATTAAAGCAGCACCCTAGAGAAAGCCTAGATAATTATAATTTCCGAAAGATGCTATCAAGTTATTCTAATCATATTGCACCTATCGTTAATGCTAACGTTGACCCAATTTTCAATGATGAGATTAGACGTGAGTACAATTCTACAGCAAAATTTGATGTATTTTTGAAAAATGCTGATAGATTAGGGACATCATTACAAGAATATATCCAACAGCAAGCTATAATAGCAAAGCTGTATGGGGTTGTTTATATTATCGTCAATAACGAGTCTGAATTTGGTGCGAGTGTTGCCGATAATGTGAAAGATAGACGACTTCCTTACTTACTATCTGTTGAGCCTGCTGATGTAACAGGTTGGAAATTGGATAATGAGGGGCGTATTATTCGTTTTGAATATAAAGAGTCAATCATTGATGATAATGGTGGGACAAAGATTATTTATCACGAGTGGACCGATACCGATTGGAAAATTCGAGATAAAGGAAAAGGCGTTATTGCAGAGGGCGAGCATAATCTCGGTCGTGTGCCTGTAGTCCAATGGTTTGGTCGTAGCACTAAAAAAACTACAGTATTACCTCATCCAGAGTTTTACTCATTGGCGCAAAAGAACTATCGCCTATATCATTTAGATAGCTTATTAACGCAAATACTTAACTCTCAGACATTCTCTACTTTAACAATGCCATCAGATGAAAGCGTTGAGGATCTAACCCTTGGGGTCAATAATGTATTGTTGTATCCATCTGAGTCTAGCCATCCGCCAGCATATATTGCTCCGGATAAGGGACCAGCTGAGATTATCATGAAAGAAAAAGACTCCGAAATTAAAGAGATGTACCGCATCGGTGGTGTTGATTCTGTAGTAGGAGTTCAGCAAGAAAAATCCGGCGTGGCAAAGCAATGGGCGTTTAAACGAACCAATCAGCGACTGGCAAATTTTGCAGTACAATGCGAAAATGCGGAAAAAGCAATTATTGAACTATATGAATTGTGGACAAATGAGAATTTGTCATATAAATGTGAGTATCCAAGAGACTTCGATATTAATGATGTAGCTGATGTATTATCGCAGGGGCAACAAGCATTAGATCTTGGATTTAAATCTAAAACCTATTATGCGGAAGTTGTTAAAAGAGTTCTCGACGGTTATATGCCAAATATCGATGACAAGGTTTATGACGATATTATTAAAGAAATTGAGGATTCAACGCAACAAGACGTCCTTGATGTCACGTATTCAAATAGTAGTGAGGGCGATGATGTAGATGAATAAGCCTACAGAACAAACCATTCAGGATACTATAGATAAGTTTGAAAATGAAATTCGACGACTATTGGAAGCTGGTTACGCCCCACAAACTGCAGTACGAAAAGCGTATAATAAATACCCCGTTATGGATGCCATGCGGGGTGTTTTAATATCTGAATTAATTCGTGAATGTGCCAAAGGATATGGGGTTGATATTGGCGTAACCGGCAATGCAATTAAAAGTGCTATTATAAAAGGCATGCCATATAATCTAAAAACGATTTCTAAGGCCATGCAAGATGCGTGGGCACCTGATGGCTTAAACTTATCTGAGCGACTACATAATGCGTCTAGTCGCGTCAAAAACGATGTTGCAGAAGCAATATCCAATGCAATGAAGAAAGGACAGGATACATTAGCTACAGCAAAGACTATATTCGATGGTTATGGTGGCAATTCTGTAATTTCAAAAGCTGAGTTGCCTGATTTTTTGGAGAAGCTTCGCAAGTTGCCCATTCCATTGCCTAATGATGAAGCTGGGAAAGATATGCTTAAATATCAGCTTCGTAAAGTTCGCCGATTAGTTGAGCAAGAAACTACTCCGGGACTTAGAGCTGCATATAGTGAGTTGATTGATGCTGTTGAAAAGAGCAATACAGCTGCTTTAAATCATGCCATATATGTTGCGACTCAGGAAAAGGCTCGTTATCATGCTGAGCGTATCGCTAGGACTGAAAGGGCTCGTGCATATGCAGAGGGTGAAATTGCAAGGCATATGGATGATCCCGATGTAGTTGCATTTCAATGGAAATTGAGCACCCGACATCCTGTGGTTGATATATGTGATGTATATGCAAATGCTGATTTATATGGACTGGGGAAAGGTATTTACCCTAAGGATAAATTTCCTCATTTACCTGCACATCCGCATTGCATATGCCGTATTAAGCCAATTATAGAAGGTATGATTGATACTGCATCGGCTAAGCCAAATATAGAAGCTGGCGGACTAGCGTACTTGAAGTCGTTGCCAAAGCGGGAGCAAGAGCGCATTTTAGGTGTAAATGGTCGCAATTTAGTAATGAGTGGGCACGTATCATGGACTGAGGAAGCTAGGGGCTGGGATGGTGCCGTATTTAAAAGCAGACTGCCTGTTATTGAGTCATTGAAAGATTATATTAAGAATGGAAAAATTAATATTGAGGATCTTTCAAAGCGTAGGGAGTTTGAAACAATAGATGATGTTAGACATCGTGTTATTGATTATATTAACTCACCATACTTTAATAGCAGCTATGTGATGCGACAAAGCATGCATATAAAAGGTGGTAAGCTTTACGATAAAACGCAAAATAAAAGCTATTATAACCATGAAATTCCTCATGCTGATGTTATAAAGGCCATACAGGAAGGCGTTTATAGTGGTATTAGGTTTACTCGAAAGGGCGATTGGAATCATAAAATAATGGTTGATATATCCCCTCATATTGGGTATGATGTAAATGCAAGGAGAGGAACAAAGCAGAAAACTAGCCTTGCAACTGTACATGTATCAGGGAAGGGTATTCATATAGTGCCAAAAGGAAGTGAACGGAAATGACAGAAGAACAACTTTATAAACGCTATAATGAGATTCGTTCAGAAGATGTAGAAGTCAGATTCGTTGACGGGGACACCATGACTGGTAAATTAGATTCGTTTACATCAGGTGTGAATAATGAGCCTGATGAAGCATCAATATATGTTGACGAATATGAATTATATGCCAGCGAAATCGCAGAAATACGAGAAATTTAAAACTTAATTTAACCAATCAAGCACTTGCTTATGCAGGTGCTTTTTTATTTGCCTTTTTAGTATCGCAGGCGAAAAAGAACGAGACCGCAGTCGTGTGGTGTGGCACACGAAAATAAAGCGAAGTGGGAAAGGTATATTTTACAGGAGGTCATACAGATGACAAAAGAGGAATTAATCAAGTTAGGATTAACAGAAGAGCAGGCAGAGGCGGTGACTAAGGATTATGGGGAGAATTATGTATCCAAAAGTCAATTTAACGCTAAAAATGATGAGGCAAAAACGGCTAAGGCGGCAAAAGAAGCCTCCGAACGTTTGCTTGCTGAGGCGCAAGGCAAGTTAGAAAAAATTAACTCCACAGGGATTAAGGATGATGCCGGCATCGTTGCCATGCAGGAACGGATTAAAACCTTAGAAGATTCCGTAGAAGCCGAACGTAAAGCCCGTGAAGATGCTGATGCACAACGTATCCAATCCGAAATAGCTGCAGCAGTTGTAGATTCTTTAACAAAGCGAAATGCTATGGATCCAAAAGAATTTTCCAAATTGATTGTTAGCAAAATTAAGGCCAATGAAGATGGCACTTATGGATATGTTAAATCTGACGGGACCAGCGGAACTGTTGATGATTGCGTTGATGAATGGCTTAAAGGGAAAGACTATGCGATTAAAGATAGTCAAAAACGTGGAAGCGGTTCAGGAAACGGTGGCGCCGGTAATGGTGGGGAAGGCAACAAGCCTGCTGGATTAAAAGGGGCTGTAGCGGCAGCTATTGAAGCCCAACAATGTGAATAATTTATTTAACGGAGGTATTTAACTAATGGCAATTACATTAGCTGAAGCAAAACTTAACGTACAAGACGATTTGCAAATGGGGATTATTGATGAGTTCCGCAAATCGTCCTTTTTATTTGATAACTTAACTTTCGATGATTGTGTATCTCCTACCGGTGGTGGCGGCACGTTAACATATGGCTACACTCGCTTACTCACTCAACCTACAGCAGATTTCCGTGATATTAATTCGGAATATACGCCACAATCTGTTACTCGTAAACGTTATACCGTTGATTTGAAAGTATTCGGCGGTTCCTTTGATATCGACCGTGTAATCGCTAAGATGGGCGGTATTGTTGATGAAACTACCTTGCAAATTGAGCAAAAGGTAAAAGCTGCAGCTGCATTATTCAATGATACGGTTATCAATGGTGATTCAGGCGTTAATTCTAAAGCGTTTGATGGCTTGGATAAAGCGCTTTTAGGTTCCTCTACTGAATACACACCAACAGCAGCAATCGATTTATCTGATAGCGCTGCTATTGATACAAATTACAAAGCATTCCTTGATCAACTTGATGAATTCCTTTTAGCCTTGGATGGCACACCATCTGCAATTATGGGTAATACCAAATTGATTGCTAAAATTCGTGCAGTTGCTCGTCGGTCTGCGATGTACTCTACTAAACTAAACGAATTCGGACAACAAGTTGAATACTATGGCGTAACTCCATTGGTTGATCTTGGTGCAAAAGCTGGTTCCAATGATCCTGTAATTGGCATTAACGGTCAGGGCGAAACATCATTGTATGTTGCTCGTCTTGGCATCGATGGCTTCCACGGTGTTTCTTTGGCTGGCGATAATGTGGTTAATTTGTGGTTGCCTGACTTCACCAACGCTGGTGCAGTTAAAAAAGGCGAAGTCGAAATGGTTGCCGCTGTTGCATTAAAAGCATCTAAAGCAGCAGGCGTATTCCGTAAAATTAAGGTTAAATAAGGAGGTCAATTATGCCGATTATTAAATCTCCAGTACCTGATTATACAGGTCAAACAGGTTCAGTTGTATTTGTGAATGGCGAAGGCTTCACCGAAGATGCCAATCACATTGAGTGGTTTAAAGAGCACGGCTATGAAGTTGTGGAAGATAAACCTGTAAAGGAACCTAAAAATACAACCCCAAAGGCTGATAAAGAGCCTAAGGATGAAAATCCTCCAGACAAAGATCCTGAGGATAAAGAGCCTAAGGATGAGGGCCCTGAGGATAAAACCTCCGGCAAGGGTTCCGGTAAAAAATAATTGCTATGAATAGCCGGGCTATATTTGAAAAGCGTATTCGTCAGGCCGTAAAAGCAAGCACTATAGATGTGAGAGAAACTGCGCAAGAACAACATAGATTTACCTCTCGAACAGGTAATCTTGAAAAGGCGATTGATTATCAAATTTCTAATAGTGGCATGCAAGGGGTCGTATTTCTTGACAGTGATGTTGCGAAATATGGCCCTTTTGTGCATGAGGGAACGCCAGCTCATGTGATTAATCCACGATTCAAAAAGGTATTAAGATTTGTCCCTCGTGGTGGGAATGGCTTCGTGTTTGCTCGGAGGGTATTTCATCCGGGAACGGCACCTGATCCATTTTTATATGACGCCATCGATCGTAAGCGTGGCGATGTATATGCTACATTTGCAAAGGCTACGAACATGGCGCTTGATGATATAAGTGGCAGCGATTGGCTTGGAAAGGCAGACCATGAAATTAGAATTCGATTATAGGGGGCTCAATGTTATACGACTACACGGAAATGCAGTTCACCGATGAGCTATTAGGCAAAGAGGTACTGTCACAACATGTCGAACGTGCTGAGCAAGGTTTATACGCATTCGCTAAACGGTTAAAAGTTCCACAAAACGATGTTATCAGGGGCTATCTAGCAGACGAGCTAGTACAACTATATACATATCGTTTCGTATGCTTTGACAAGGCTTATGCGTTGCCGGGTGCTTATACAAGGGACGGATCGACTGACGATTTCTACAGTAAAAAATTACTATATCTCGATGAACGCATTAAAATTTTAGAAAAGCAGATAACTCCGGAAGATTTAACAGGCGATGCGAAGAAATATGCTCGTTATCGTACCGTTGAAATTTACAGGGGGTAATATGTGGCTAGAATTAATGCAACATATTAAATCTACTATTGAGAATAGCGGTGCTGCATTTAATGTCATGCTAGGTGCTATGCGACCACAGGCAGCAAAGATTGACGAGAATGGGGTTATTATGGTTATTCGTGGAGAAACTACGAGGGGCGATAACTCCGTTCAATCTGAATTGCAACAAGAACTTTACATCGAGGTTTGGGGACGCAATGACAACCCTGACTTGGAAGTCGGTTACGAAGTTATTGCTAATTTCGAGGAAAAGTTCGAGGCAATCATTAATGATCTACGCAAACGATGTGGTGAATTAGAAGAAGAGGCATGTATATTGCAGTCTAATGGCTATCAAATTATAGATTTAGTATGCACAAGTAAAACCGGCGACCATGACAGTGTACGGCCTTTAATAGGTACGCAATATCGCTTTATGGTTCGCCTTATTGATTTAAAAGAGAAAACTAACGGAGGTATTTTCTAATGGCACCAGCTGCACAACCTAAAAAATTATACAAACCGGCTCAAACCGCAATGCCTACTGCCGGCAAGAATTATCTTATTTATTTAAACGTAGGCACTGACGAAACAACTAATGCTGAATGGCTTATTCTAGGTGGTCAACGTAGTGGCGATGTATCTCGTAAGGCAGACGCTATCGACGCATCCAGTAAAGATAGCGGCGGCTGGAAAGTTACAATTCCGGGCCAAAAAGAATGGTCTATCGACCTCGAAACATTGTTAATGCCTAACGAAGAAAGCCTTGTATTACTTGAAAAAGCGTTTTTAAATGATGAAAAAATTCATTTGAAATTTGAATATCCTGACAAGTCTTACATGACTGGCTATGCATCCGTTACAGAATTGTCCTTAAGTACTCCACACGATGATGTGGCTACATATAAAGGCAGCTTGAATGGTGCAGGTCCATTGTCTGAATTGAAAAAAGCCTAATTATTTAAGGAGTGTGCAAAATGAAAAAAATTAATTGTGATCTTTTCGCTACTGGCGAAACTATCTTTTTCAACATTGGTCGTATTGCCGAATTGGAACAGCTATGGGGTGAACCTATTTTTAAAGCTGTGCAAAGTGGCACAATGACATTTAATCAGCTTATTACTGCTTTCGTTGTTGGTATGAAACAACACGGCAAAAAACGTGATTATATCTATTACCAAGATAAACTACAAGAACTCTTTGACGATGGTTCTGTCCAATATAGTGATCTTGTGCAGTTAATTGTACAAGCACTTATTGGTAGTGGTGTATTTGGTAAAGCTGCATACTATGCATTATTCCCAGAAGAGGCTGACGAGCAAGCACACTCCGAAGTTGAGGCTGAGACAGACGCAAAAAACTAGAGGGGGGCTACACAGCCCCCTCTTTTAGTGTTTGGATAACTAAGGCAGAGCGTATGGCGTATGGTCCGCTTAACTTAAAGCCGTGGGAATTCATGAATTTGTCTCCTATGGAGTATTACAAATTGGCCGATGGTTATGAGTTAAGAACGGAAATAGAGGACCGCAGACAAGCGTATTTTACATGTCTAATGACAAACGTACATATCGCTGGCAACAGAAAGCTACGTGTCGAAGACATTATGAAACAATTACATCCTATGTCTGTAGCTAAACGCAAGACCGAAGAAAAGTTATTTATGGAAGAATTCAGACAGGCAGGAGGTGAGATATAGAACTATGGCCGATACTCAAATAAATGTCAAAATTATTGGCTCGTCCAATAGTGCTGAACAGGCACTCGACCGTGTGGCAAAGAAAGCCGAACAGTCGTTAGGCAAAAGCATTTCAGATAGCCTTGATAATGTTAAGGCCAAGGCTCAAAAGGTCTTTGGCGTCGAAATTCCAGGGCTTATGAATGCAGCCAAAAGTGGTGCTGCGTTTGCAGGTGCTGCGATTGGTATTGAGGCAGCCGGTAGAGCATTAAAAGATATGGCCGTAAGTGCGATTAAAACCACCGACCAACTAACCCAGTTACGTGCTCGTATCAACCTTATTAATGACGGTACGCAAAGTACTGCGGAAATTATGGATAAGGTATATCAAGCCGCTAACCGTTCTCGTGGTAGTTACCTCGATATGGCTGATAGTGTTGCAAAGTTGAATATGCTTGCAAAAGACGCTTTCAACTCTAATGATGAGGCTATCTATTTCGTAGAACAGTTAAATAAGCAATTTAAGATTGCCGGTGCTAGTGTTGAAGAAACTTCATCCGCTATGTACCAGTTAACACAAGCTATGGCAGCCGGTAAGCTACAAGGCGACGAATTCCATTCCATTATGGAAAATGCTCCTATGTTAGCACAAGCCATTGCAAGTGAAATGGGCTTGACTGTAGGCCAATTAAAGGAAATGAGCTCGCAAGGGTTAATTACTGCGGACATCATTAAGAACGCATTATTTAATAGTGCGGAAGAAACTAATGCAAAGTTCGCTGAAATTCCTTTGACATTCCAAGATATTGGCACTCAGTTGCAGAATAATCTTATTACAGCCTTTCAACCAGTAATGGAACAAATCGGCTCGATGGCAAGTTCTGATCTATTAACAGGTGTACTCAACGAACTAGCTTTCTCATTCAAAGTAGTGGCTGCGGCTGCACAAGTTGCAATAGCTACTATCAAAGCTGCATTTGCAGGGTTAAGCGTTACTATAGGTGTGATCAAGAACGTTGTAACAAGTTTTGTTGGAGTATTCACAACATCTATGCCAGCCGTTAGGGCTGCGGTAGTAGGTGTTACAACTGCTTTTATCACCTATAAAGCTACATTATTATTGTGTAGCACTCAAACTGCTGCACTTACTGTAAAAGTAATTGCGTTAAAGGCTGCGGAATTAGCATCCGCAACTGCGACAAAAGCTCATGCGGCAGCTATGGCAGTATTGCGTGCTGCAATGGCGGCAGGTGCTACGGCATCCGCTTTACTTGCTGCGGCATTGGCTACAGTAAGGGGTATATATATTGGTGTTCGTAGTGGTGCATTAGCTGCGGCTGCAGCTCAAAAAGTGCTTAATCTCGTAATGAGGGCCAACCCAGTCGGCTTATTGATCTCGGTACTTGTAACATTAGTTACCGTGTTCGCAACTGCGGCTGCGGCTGGCAATGGTTTTGGCAATACTCTAAGCTCTGTATTCTCGACTATCGTTCATACAGCCGTTTGGGGTGTAAATAAAATCATTGAGGCTTTGAACTGGTTAATTGCTAAGCTCAATAGCGTTGGTGATAAAGTAGCCAAATTCTTTGGTGGCACATTTACTGCTATTCAACAAGTAGATACCATTTCTGCTGAAAGTGCACAAGATATTGTTAACACTGCCGGTGATATTATGGGCCAAATTACATCAGGTCTATCTGGTGGCGGTGGTGGAGACATTGACACTAGCGGTTTTGGTGGTGGTGGCGACTACGACACTGGAGGCGGTAAAGGTAAAGGCAAAGGCGGTAAAGGTGGCGGAGGTAAAGGCAGCAAGGGTAAAGATCTTGCGAAAGAGGCCAAACAAGTCCACGAAAAAATCTTGCAATCTTTCCTAGAAATGCAAGGCAATCAAGTAGAACTTATCGAACTTCAATATCAAAAAGAACGAGACGAGCTTGAAAAATCTAAATCAGCCAACGCTAACTACCAACAAGATTTAGAACGACTTAACGAAGTCTATGCAGATAAGCGTATCAAGGCTAAGCAAGAGGAAATGGCAAAATTACGTGCCATTGAAACTGGTATTCGTGATATGCAGAAAAACTTTGCTTTCAGTACTGCTGACAAAGATAGTACTGGCTCCGTATCTCCAGCAATGCAGTTGGCAAAAGACTATATCGACCACATTGATGAAATTGAGGACCGCTACGCAGAAATGTCCGACAACTTCATTAAAATGGACGCTATGCAACAGCAAAAGTATATTGATACTCTAAAACAACGTGGCATTGAATTCGAAATGAGTGGCGAGGGTCAAATCTCATTTGAAAAAATGAAGAATGAAGAATTGCTAGCCCTACAAGAAGAGTACCAAAAGAAAGAGCTACAACAACACATTGATCTTGTGAACGAAAAAGCCAAAATCGATGAGGCTATGCGTACTCAAAACTTCTAGGCACTTCAAGCTGCATTGACTGATGAGTACATCGCAGAACAACAGCATTATGACTTGAAGAAACAGCTCCTTGAAGAATGGAAACAAGCCGTATTCGATGCTCATTGGAATGGGCAACAAGTTATGTTTGATGCTGCACAAGCCGGTTTAGATAGTTTTCAAAATTCTATCTCAGGTCTTATTCAA